AAGATAGATGGACAACATCATTATTTAGTTTTGATGTTCCTTCATTTACTATGTCAGGTGCAACAAAAATAGGTTCATTACCATCTAATAATAGTGTATATTATATTGATACAACAACAACTGGTAAAACACTATCATTTATTTTTACTGGTAATACAACATCATTAACTGGTATTACTGATTATGGTATCTTTAATTATAAATTATTTAATTATAATAATAGTACAACCGAATTTAATACTACATCAGTTTATGATAAAACTGTACCACATAGTTATTTTAGTGGTGGAACTAATTTATACACCGATATTATTAATAATACATCATTAACTGGTGACACTGAATATTTAATTAAATCATTTTATACATATAATAAAAATACTACAACTGGTGAAACAATTGATTTTTACACTAACAATGAACCTTACAATATATTTTCATTAGTTGATTACAGTAAAAATAAAGATAAATATGAGTTTTATTATGATTATAGTCAATACAAAAATTATACTGGTACAACATATACAACAGAATTAGATTATAATTCATTAAATTTCCCTTATAAAATATATGATTCATTAGAAGATTGGTATTTTGTTGCGGTTAAATCACCAGAAAAACCATCTTTATTAAATTTAACACCAAATACTAATGTAAGTGTTTTAGGTACGTATATTACTGAAACATTTTCACCAGACATTAATAGTAATGTAATATTATCATATATACCTAATGGTGATATAACATTAACATTAAACGGTATTACATTAGTTAAAAATATTGAATATAGTGGTGTTACAAGTGTTATAGCACCATTAACAGATAGATTATTTTATATTGCTATACCAACAATTACAACAGATATAGTAACAGTTTCTTATGTTATTAATAGTTTAGCATCTGAAATGATTAGTGAGAGTGAAGTTGTTAATTATACTATACCAAGCGGTACAACACAAATAGTAGGTAAAAAAATACTATATGATACAAGTATTAATAAATATGTATTCTTTTCAGATAATACAAATATTGGTGATACTAGTAGGGTACAAATAAGTTTAAATGGATTAATACAAGTACCAGTAACTGATTATATTTTATCTACATTAGTTAGTAATAAAATTATTATTAATACTAATTTACAAACTAATGATATTGTAACAGCTTATTATGTTGATAATAGTACAACAACAATATATACTATTACAACAAATCCATTTACATTTGAATGGTCAATAGGAAAACAAATACCAATTGAGAATGGTATTTTTACACTTAAATTTGCTGACTTAACAGATACAACATTTACAAATGTTTTAGCTACTGGAACTACACCATTTATATCAGGTGAAAATATATTTGATTTAACTGTTGATTTTAGTACACCACAATATAGCGGATTAACACTTGGTAATGTATATAATATAATGGTTGATAGTACTAGATATTTCACTGGAATAACTGGTACAATAGTTCCTGTAACTACTAGTAGTGATTACAATATGGTTAAAATACCTATTTAATAATAAAATATTAACATGGAAATAAATATAAAAAATGATTTTGATATTAAATTAATATCAACAAGTAAATTAATAAATGAAGTTGAAAATTTACATACAATTGATAATTCTGCCAAAATGTTGATAAATACATTACTAGAACAAATAATTAAACGAGATAATTTAAATAAATGAATTTAAAAATTGGTAATATTATAGTTAATAATTTAATTTACAAAATTAATTTTAATCGATTAACAAATAATAATATTTTTAAATTTAATATAATCGATAGCTACGGTTTTGAAATAATTAGTTCTAACTATGAATATATTTTCATTATTTTTGATAGTAAAATAATTAAATTAATTGATTGTAAACTTGATATCGAATCAAATAAAATTAATTATAAAAATATCCAATATTTTGATTAAAATCCAACCAATGATGTTAATTGACTAGTATAAGCTTTTAATTTTTCAGCAACAATAGATGTAACTACTGGTAATATTTTCTTTTTAATTAATTTAATTAATTCATTATATATTAATGTTGTAAATTTATTTTTTAAAGCTTTAATAACACAAATTATCATATTTTTATTATTTTTAATAACATCTAATTCATTATTAGGAAATAAAGAAGTAGCAGTATCTTTAATATAACACTCGGCAATATTTTGTACAATTAGAAATTGCGGTGATAATATTGCGTTTTTAACAATAATAAAACTAGTTGCTTTAACAATATCAGATGTTAATTTACTTTGCATAGCAGATTTATCTTTAAATTTTGATAAATTCTTGTTATTATTTAAAAACACTTGTCTTTTCTGTTTACTACTATCATCACTGTATTTAATATTAATATCAGAATCATTAATATTATTATTTAATGATGTACTAATTGAATCAATAGGGTTAGTAGAGTTAATTATATTATTAATTTCATCTTTTGAAAATGTAACTTCACCATAAGAACAATTAACATCAATTAAATTTCCTTTATTTGCTTTATCAATAGATGCTTGTAAATTACTTAAATCATTATCATCAAGATTAAATATATCATTATTAATGTCTTCACTATCAATAATTTTATTTAAAATAAGATTAGTAGTTTCATTTTTCAATATTTGGTTTTGAGTACTACCCATTAACTTATAATTACTACCAAATAATAATTGCAATACTTCACTAACAACTATTTTACTAGATATAAAATTAGTATCATCTATTATTTTATTCAATAAACTAATTTGTGTATCACCACCAATAATAGGTGTTAAAATAACATCCTTACCATCAAATGCATAATTATAAAAAGTATCACTAGCAATATTATTATCTAAAAAATTAATAATAGAATTATAAATCTGCCCACCTGCTTTTTTACTTTCAGTAAAAATAATATTATTACTATCTCTAATTTTTAAATTACCATTTGGGTCAATTTGAGAAATATTTATTTTTATTTTAATATTGATATCTAATAATTTATTATTACTAATATTTAAAACTTGATTTTTTAATTGTTCTTTTATAATTATATTAAATTCATTAGTATGTTTTACTATAATATCACTAATCAATTTTTTAGTGTTTTCAACACCTTGTAAAGTAGTTAATAATGATACAAAAAAAGGAATAATATCTTTTGTATTTAAATCAACATCAGGATTAAAAGAATCTAAAAAATCAAGATTATTTAATGTAGACAAACTATCAGATAAAGAATTTATCGATACAACTGAATCTAAAACTGATTTTTTATCTGAAATTAATGACATAATATACTTTATAATTAAATAGGTGTAAAATTAGATTTCGATATAATGAAATTATTTAAAATAAAAATAGGATTATATTAAAATAAAAATTGTATTATATTAAAATAAAAATTATATTAAAATAAAAATTGTATTATATTAGGAAATGTTATTTTTTTTAATTATTATTGTATTAAATAAATATTTTTACTATGGAAATTAATTTAAAGGAATTAGCAAAATTACAAAAATCATTAATGGAAACTGACATATCAGGTAAAACAAGTGATATTTTAAGTAATATTATTATAATGGTTTTAAACGATGAAAATTTTGTTGATGAAACCGATATTAATGATAATGATGAAATGCCTATTACAACAACCATAATGGTTAATACACTAATTAAAAATAAAATTTTAACAATTAAATAATATGCCAGTCTCAAAAAATAGAAAATCCCATGCGAAAAAAGCAGCTAGTTTTAAACAAAAAACTGTTGAAGCAAAGAAAAAACAAGAAAAACAATTCAGAACAATGGTTGATGAATATATTAAACAACAACAGGGGCTTAACGAACAACCTTCAGCAGAAGTAATTAACTAATTTTTTAAAAATGAGTAAAAGGTTAACTACGGAAGAATTTATTGAAAAAGCTAAATCAGTACATGGTAATAAGTATGATTATACAAATACAATATATATAAATAACCATACAAATATTAACTACTATTGTAATGAAACTGAAAAATATATAAACCAGTCCCCTAGAACTCATTTAAAATATGGTAAACCTAAATTAAAATTAGATAAAAATTCTTTCATACAAAAATCAAATAAATTATATAATAATAAATATAATTATAATGAAGTAGAATATGTAAATTTGCATACCAAAGTTAAAATTTATTGCGAAGAACACGGTATATTTGAACAAATACCTTCTTCACATTTAAATGGTCATAGTTGTGTTAAATGTGGTATTAATAAATTAAAATTAACACAAGAAGAATTTATTAAACGTTCAAATTTAAAACATAATAATATATATAATTATGAAAAAGTTATATATATAGGTAGTAATTATAAAGTAGAAATTATATGTAAAGAACATGGTTCTTTTTTTATAACGCCTAGTAGTCATATGAACGGTTCTATATGTAAAAAATGTGTTATAAAAGAACAAACATTTAGTACAGATTTTTTTATTGAAAGAGCTAAAAAAATTCATGGTGATAAATATAATTATGAAAATAGTAATTACACTAATAATCGAACAAAGATAGAAATAATATGTAATAAACACGGTATTTTTATACAAAATCCTTTAAATCATATTAAAGGTGCTGGTTGTCCAAATTGTGCTATTGATAATTTATTTTTAAATAATGATACATTTATTGAAAGGTCTATTAATTTTCATTGCAATAAGTATAATTACAAAAATGTTAATTATATTAATAATTTAACAAAGGTGGAAATAATTTGTAATAAACATGGTTCATTTTTACAAATTCCTTATTATCATATACAAGGTGCTGGTTGTCCAAATTGTCGCAATTCCAAAGGTGAAGAAAAAATATTTAATTGGTTAATAAAACATAATATTCTTTTTAAAAGAGAGAAAATATTTAATGATTGTAAATATAATAGTTTTTTATATTTTGATTTTTACTTACCTAAACATAATCTATGTATTGAATTTGATGGTAAACAACATTACGAACCTATCGAATTTTTTGGTGGTGAGGAAGGGTTTATTGAAACACAAAAAAGAGATAAAATAAAAAACGAATATTGTGTAATTAACAATATAAAATTAATAAGAATTCGTTACGATGAAAATATTGAATATAAACTAAATGAATTTTTTAAATTAAATTAAGATGGCTGTTTCAAAAAGTAGAACAAAAAAACCAACATATATTCTTGAAGAGGAAGGTGATTTTTCCAAACCAAGAACAAATAAAAAAAGTGAATACAAATTAAGGGCTACTGATATATTTTCATTAGATGATATTAAAAAATGTCCAATAATATTAACACCAGAACAAGAAGATGCTATTAAAATTATTAATAATAATGAGATATCTATAATTGAAGGTAATCCTGGATGTACAAAAACATTTACATCAATTATGGCAGCGTTATTAGCATTATCAACTAATAAATGTGAAAGAATTTATATAACTAAACCTTTACAAGTATCTGGTGATGAAGAAATTGGTATATTACCTGGTGGTGTTCAAGACAAGAGTAAATTCTTCATGGAAAGTTATATGGATATTTTTGAATCTATTTTAGATAAAAATATTGTATCACAATTAATTAGTGGTGGTTTTATTCAAGAATTACTTATTTCATATGCAAGAGGTAGGACTATTTCTAAAAATAGTTATCTTTTACTAGATGAAGCACAATCAGTTACAATGAAAGGATTATATTTAATAAGTACTAGAACTAACTCAACCAGTCGTTTAATTATTATTGGCGATTCTGCACAATCAGATTTACCAGATAGTAAAAATAAATTTAATGATTTTGTTAATATGATAAAAGATTTACCTGATGTAGGTAGATATAAATTTGATATATCACACAATAAGAGAAGTAAGTTAGTTATGCAAATAACTGAAAAATATGAAGAATATATAAACTCTAATAATACTAAAAAACTTTTAAAAGGATAATAATAACATAAATATTAGGTTTTTTCAAAAATTATACATATTTTTATTAAAATTATTAAACAATGGAACAAAAAATAGTTAATATTTGTATTGATGATGTATTAAGAGATTATTCAAATACATTTTTATCTCTATATGAACAAACATATCCAGATAGAGACAAGATAACAGACTTTAATCCTTATGATATTAATAAATATTTTTTTAATAAAAAAGAGGAAGAAGAATTCTTACATCTAGAAAATCAATTTGAATTACTCGGAATGGCAACCGAATGCTATCAAGGTTGTTCACAAGACTATAACAAAGTAAAATATTTTCTAAATAACGAAGGTTATACTGTAAGATTATGCACTACTGAACAACATAAAGCACAACCAACAACTTTATATTTTTTAGCAAAACATGTCATTCAGTCCGATGAAATAAAATTCTTTAAAAATAATTTGGAAATTACAGAAAATTGTTCTATATTGCTATCAAGCAACCCAGAAATACTTTCAGTTAAAAAAGATGGTATGATAGTTGTAAAATTAGATATGGAATACAATAAAAATATTGAAACAGATTTCACAATTAGAGAAATTAAAGATTTACCTAAAATTATAATTAAATTATTAAAATAAACAAAAATGAGTGAATTAAATGAAAAATTAGAAAAAATTAAATTATCAAAAGAAAATATTTTAAATAAAAACTTTAAAGTATTATTTTTTATGATTCAACCTGATACTGCTTGTGCATCTGTTATTGAAATTTATAACCATGTTAAAATTCTTAAAGGATTAGGTTATGATGCACAAATTTTAACCGATACAGATGAATATACTGTACCAGAATGGTTAGATGATGATTTAAAAGTTTTACCACATATTTCATCAAAATCTAATTTCAATATTTCTGTTGAAGATTTTCTAATTATTCCTGAAATTTTTACAAACGTAATGGAACAAATTACACAATTAAATTGCGGTAAAGTAGTTTTATTACAATCATACGAAAATGGTTTAAAAGGTTTATTACCTGGCGAACAATGGGGTGATAAATATGGTATCGTTAATGTTATTACAACAAACGAAAATTTAACAGAATTTGTTAAAACAAATATGTCACAAAATTATGATGTAAAAAATTATACAGTAGGTATTCCTGATTACTTTAAAAGTTCTAACAAACCAAAAGATTTAATTATTTCTTTCCTTGCTAGAAACCCACAAGAAGCCAGTAAAGTATTGAAAATGTTCTATCTTAAATATCCACATTATAGATTTGTTTCTTTTGAAGATTTAAGACCAACAAAAAGAACCGAATTTGCTGAAAAAATGTCAAAATCAGCTGCAACATTATGGATTGATAGAATTGCTAGTCTTGGCACTACACCAATCGAAGCAATGAAATGTGGTTCAGTACCAATTGGTTTTATCCCCGATTTAAGACCAGAATATATTACAGAAAAAAATGGTTACTGGACAAATGATATTCTTCAAATGCCAACACTAATCGCAAATTTTGTTGAAGATTTTATTCAAGATAAAATTGATGATTCATTTTATGTTGAAATGAAAGAAACCGCTTCAAAATATGGAATTGAAAATTCAAATAAATCAATTGAAGAAACATATCAATACTTCTTCAATAAAAGAGTATCTGAATTTAATAAATACCTTGAACCAGTTAAACCAATTGAAACTGTATAATAATATAACTAATAAATAATAAAATAAATATATAAAATGAAAGAAATTTTAGAAAATATCTCAATTGTAATACCAATTAATGAACTTACAAAAGATGATAAAGTTTTTCTTGAAAAAGCATTAGAATCAATTGATAAAAATTATTTTTCACCAAATTCAATTAATATCGTTATTACAAAAACATTAAAAGAATACGATATCGATGACCTTGTAAAAAAATATAACCTAAATGTTATTATTAATACTGGTGATACAGATTATAGTTCACAAATTAATTTCTTCGCAAAAGAAAAATGTAATACAGAATATTTTATTCCACTTGAACTTGATGACGAATTAAGCGATAATGCATTAAAAAATTATAACATATATTCAAAAGCATACACAAATGTATCATTATTTTTACCTATAATTGTAGAAACTGATAACAAAGATAATTTTATGAAATTTACTGATACAGAACCATTCTCAAAAGGTTTTTATCAAGATGGTAAAATTGGTGTTATAACAAATAAAATGTTGGATAAACTAACATTACTAATGGTTACTGGCGGTATGTATAAAACAGAAGATTTTAATATTATAAACGGTTTTAAAAAATCATTAAGTATTAGTTTTATCTATGAATATTTACTAAGAGCAACTTTTAATGACCAAATTATTTATACTATTCCTAAAATTGGTCTACTACATAGAAATAATAGAGAAGGCTCTTACTTAGATACATTAAATAAACGTGGTATCACACAAGAAGAAGTAACATTCTGGTATGAAACAGCTAAAAATGAATACTATTTTACTGACGAAAGAAAAGTAGAATACGTTTTAAAATAAAAATTATAAAATAAGTAAAATAATTGTATTATTCTTAGGTTTATTCAATTATTTTACTTATTTTTAGATATATTAAAAAAGAAAATAATACTTTTAATTATTTTAATTTAATTTAATAAGTTTTTTCAACAATTTTAAATATTTTTAAATTATTTTAACTTATATAGTTTTAAAGTATTTTTTAACCTAATTTTTTTTATATGATTATTATTTAAATGTCCAAAACAAAAAAACCTGATAAAGAAAATTACTTCGGAGAAAAAGAAGAAAAAGCTATTATCGAATACTTATCATCAACAAATACCGATGAAAAAAATTATATATATACAAAATACCTTCACGAACCAATTGAAAAATTAGTAAAAGGTCTACTTCAAAAATATCCTAGATATGTAGGTAGTTGCGGTATAGACGAATTAGAAGCAAGAGCATATATACAAGTATACAACGCAATACAAGGTTTCGACTATACAAAAATAGGAAAAGATGGTAAAAATGTTAAAGCATTCTCATATCTAGGAACTATCTGTAATAACTACTACAAAACACACTCACTACAAGCAAATAAAAAAGAATCTATTAACGATGATATCGGACAATATAACTTAGATTATATTGAACAACAAATCAAAGATAAAGCGTATATAGACAACGATATGACCAGCGAAGCTGATGTACTAGACAAAATTGTTAATAGTACCATAGAAGCTCTTAAAAAGGAAATTAAAGAAAATAAATCACTTAGAGATGATGATATTAAAGTAGCCGAATCTATTATACTTATACTAGTAAATTATGAATACTTCTTCTACGAAGAAAATGATGAAAAACTAGAATATACCAAAAGAGGAAAACTTAAAAAACAAAAAACATCAAATATCTATACCAAAAATAAAATCTTCTATATTCTTAAAGAACAAACAAGACTAGATACAAAAGATATTAGAAAATCAATTATGAAATTTAAAAGCCTTTACTTTATGGTAAAAAAAGATATTTTAGGTTAAAAATAAAAAGCTGAATAACTACAATTATTCAGCTTTTTTATTTATTTTGACTATTTATATAAAAATAGTTCATATTTATTTTGGATATATAAAATAATATGTTACCTTTGTTATAGTAAACTAATAGTGAATAATAATAATTAAAATTAAATTAAAATTATGGGATTTGAAACACAAAACACCGCAAAACCAGTAAAATGGTTAAAAGTTATCTCCGAAAAACAAGGAGAAACTATCCTTGGAAAATTCTTCCAATTAACAGAAAAAAAAGATGGTAAATATGTACCTATCTTAATGAAAAATGCTGCTAACTATCCACTACCATTTCATGGTTATCTTCTTGATATTAAGGTAGATACAGAAGCAACTTACAAAGATTCAACTGGAAAGATTATTCCAGCACCAAATGTTAAATTTTCATTCACAGATGATGATAATGAAAACTACATTCTACAATTACCATTTACAAATAATGAAGGTAGAGTAAACAGTATGGTAAGCACAATGTTAAATAGTTTAGCCAATATTAAAACATATGGCTTAATTAAACTATCTATCATTAAAAATGAATCACAAAAAAACGGTAAAACAGAAATTAACTTCAATCTTACATTAAGACATGATAAAGACTGGGTTAGTGGTTCAAAAGACTTTTTTAGATTTGCTGCACCAAAAGATGGCGGTGAAGATAAAACGAAAGCATCTTGGAAATACGATTTTAAAACAGATGTCCCTCCAACAATGATTAAAAAAACTGTTGATGGTGAAGAAGTTGAAATTAAAAACCACAAAAAACATCAACAGTTTTATATAGATGTAATTGAAAAAGATATTCTACCAAATTTAGGTAATACCAATTACAAATTATCAACACAATCTCAACAAACAACAACAGCACCTAGCAATGTTGTATATGAAGAAGAAGGTGGGTCTAATGATGAAATTCTAAGCGATGATGAATGGTCAAAAAAAGTAGGAGTTCCAAAAGAAGAACCTAAAACATCAAAACCAAAAACAAATGCAGAAAAAATTGCAAGTCTTGGTGATGAAGATATGCCATTCTAAATAAATTAAAATATAAGTCACCTTAACTTTTAATCCTAAAAGATTATATTGTTTTGGTGACTTTTTATTTTAAAAAAATAATATATTCCATATCGGAATATAGAATAACTAAATTAATGATATAAATAATAATATAATGAAAAAACCAGATAAAAAAGAATCAGTAGATAATAATATCGAAAATTCAGTGGAAGATAAAAATGTTCCAACTAGAAAAGCACCAATGGCTAAAAAATCATTTAGTTTGAATGATTTTAAACAAAAAAATAATTTAAATGATGAAGTTAAAGATAAATCATTAGATTATATTAGGGTTTCACCAGCATTTGAAGAAGCAACAGGATTAGGAATAGCTATCGGTTATGTTTCTATTGTAGCAGGGTTTTCAAGTGTTGGAAAATCAACATTAGTAATGGAAGCAATTGTTGGTTCACAAAAAAAAGGTATATTACCTGTAATTATTGACCTTGAAAATAATTTTTCATTTGAACGTGCAAAATTAATGGGTATGGAATTTGAAGAAATTTTTGATGAAGAAACTGGTGAAGTTAATGGTTATGATGGATTCTTTTTATATATAAATTCACAATATATATTAGATAATTATGATAAAAAACGTAATAATAAATTAAAAGAACCAACAATTGAAGGTTTAGCTGCTTGTATGAATCATTTACTTGATGAACAAGAAGATGGTAATTTAGATTATCCATTACTATTTGCATTAGATTCTATCGGTGTTCTTGCTGATGAAAAAAGTGCATTAGGTTCTAGAAATAACATGTTTGCTGCTGCTGCTTATGAAGCACAATTTAAATCAATGTTAAATTATAGAATACCTGCATCTAGAAAAATGAATAGACAACACACTAATACTGTGCTAGTTGTGAATAAAATCTGGCTGGATAATATGAATGGCAGCGGTATTAAGATGAAGGGTGGTGAAAGTTTTTTTTATAGTGCAAGAGCAATTTTTTTACTTGGTGGACAATTAACGCATGGCACAAAAAAACTTTATGCCGAATGTACATATAAAGGTGTAAAATATAGTTACCAATATGGTATTGAAGTAAAAGCTAAATGTATTAAAAATCATATTACTGGTGTAAGTACTGAAAATAAAATAATTAGTACTGTACATAAATTTATTTCAGTTGATAGCGTTGAGGAATATAAAAAAGAAAATAAAATATTTTTATTATCTAAATTAGGTGTTCCAGAAGATGCTGATGTTGAAATAAAAACAACTGAAATTATTTCAAAAGATGAAGTTGAAGATTAAACAAAAAAACCCCCTTAATTGGGGGTTTTTTTAAATACAATATTATGAAAAACTGTACAAAATGTAATGAAATAATTATTTCAAATAAATCAAAAGATATTTGTATCAATTGTATTAGAGAAGAAAAAAATATAATTACAATTTTAAAAACAAAAAAATATAAAAATAAAAGTTATAATGATGAAGAAATTGATATAATAATTAAAAATCTTAGAAACTACGCTACTTTAAAAAATTATATTAAAGAATTTGAAATAAAAAAATACGAAAAAGTAGGTGTAACTTGTAATAATAATTGTGAAAATTTTCCATGTATTAAATGTAAAAAATTAAGTAATGAAGAAATATTAACATTATATAACTCTGGTGATATAAAATTTACTGAAAGATATGAAACTAAGTTTAAAACTAAATACACACACTCATGAAACTACAATTTTACATTCCATTCTTCTTTGGTCAGCTAACGCTCATATTAATTTATTATAAACTAATGATAAATTCATTATTTAGTTGGTTTTATGTATTTCTACCTATAACTACATTAGTAGGTGTAATAGTAGCACTTATATTAGGGGTAGTTATTTACAATAAATATTTTAATAAAAACTATAAACGGTAAAAAATATTAGATTATTAGGTTAATTAAAAATAATGTTTTATATTTGTATAAAGTTATAAAATACTAAATTAAAAATAATGAATAGAGAGAGAAATATTACTATTGTCAATATAATATTATTACTAATGGTTATTGGTTTAGGTGTTTTACAGTATATTAAAACAAATGGTAAACCAAAATATTCACATACAATAGTTATTAGTTTTTGCGATGAAAGACAACCGATTATGGTTAAATATTTTACTAATAATAGTGAACCAATTACTAGTGAAGATATCGAATCTTATCATCAAGCAGTTCCAATTTGGGATAAATATGTTAATGTTTGCAATTTAGAAACTATTCAAATAAAAGAACATGAATAATAATATAAAATGTAAATCTTGTGGAAATATAATTAATACCAGGTTAGGTTATTGTTTTAATTGTTTAGATAGTGATTTAACAATTAAAAAAAGTTTGAATAAATTAAAAATTTTACTTAAAAAACATTTAAAATGGAATTAATTAATAAGTTAGCATTAACATTAAATATAACTTTTGGTTTATATCATGCAGGGTTATTTTATCGGGATAAGAAAACTTATGATTTAATTTTAGCATCGCTAAATATATCAGCAGTGATATTTCACATAATATATTAAAATATGAATAACACATTATTAATTGATGGACATTTTTTATTAAAACGTTCATTTTTGGTTAAATCAAACTATTACACACATGAATTTGGTAATATAGGGGGTTTATTTAATTTCTTTCTTACATTAAGAACACTTACTAAGGATTTAAAAATTAATAAATTAATTGTTTTTTTTGATGGTGAGAATGGTGGAAAAATGCGTTATAATATATGTAAGAATTATAAAAGTAACAGAAAAAATAAATCTTGGCACAATAAAATTAATTTATCTGAGGCTGAAATGATACGAGAACAAGAGTCGAAAGAATCTCTTTTAAAGACTAAGGTAAGAATACAACAATATTTAGAAGAATTATTTATTCGTCAATTAAGTGTTGAGTTTATTGAGGCTGATGATTTAATTGCTTATTATTGTAAATTATATCATACAACTGAAAATATAACTATCTTTACTAATGATAGAGATTTATGTCAGTTAATACAATATGATACTGTTAAGTTATATTTAGCAAATAAAAAAGTAATTATAACAAAAGATAATTATTTTCTTCATTTCAATCATTATTATAAAAATATTGCATTAATTAAGACATTCTGTGGGGATATTTCAGATAATATTTTTAGTATAAGTGGATTAAAAGAGACAACCTTTTTAAAATTATTTCCAAAAGCAATTAATGAAGAAGTTTTTATTGATGAAGTTATTGAAAGTGCTAAGTTAATTAAAGAGGAAAGAAGTTTAAATAAAAAACTTAAACCTTTATTAGTTCTTGATGCAATTATAGAAGGTAAAGGTAGTGATGGTAAGGTATTGGGTAGAGATTTTTATAGTATAAATTATGAGATAATAAATCTTAAAGAACCTATGCTTACTAAGGAAGCGAAATATGAGGTAGAGAATATTGCTACGATAGAATTAGATGATTCAGATAGGGGTAGTAAAAACTTATTAAAATTAATGAAGGAGGATGGTTTCATGAAAGTTTGGAATGGTAGTATAAATGATTTTTGTTTACCATTTTATCCAGTAATATTGAAAGAAAAAGAATATCTTAAAAATAGTAAATTATTGTAATAATATTAGGAATATTCCAATAATATTATTATGTTTGTAATTATTAACCAATAAAAAAAAAATATAAAATGAGTGAACAAATTAATTCTTTTGTAAAAGACCAGTACAGGTTTGTTTTATATCTAAACGATGGACCTATATTAGAGAGGGTTTTTAGAGCAGATGTGTATAATGTAAAGTCTAGGACTTTAAATTTAAAAGATGTCGCTAACGATATCATAAAAGGGTTTAGAACCATACTATCTAATAAGGATAGTAATTTAACTATTGATAAGTATTTAAAAACTTATAAGAGTGGTGTTAAATTTTTTGGTTTGACAAATGATGAGGACAAGAGTGTTAGAGTATCGTTAACACCTGAGCAGGAGTTATTGAATAATGCTAATGATTATTATTCAAATGCTAATGAAAATTTTAAATATGTTTTATATTATAATGATAATTATGTTATTGAGAGAAATTTTTGTATTAAGAATTATAATCCTAATGCAAGGTTTTCATTAGATTTAACAAATTATTTTAATGATATTGTTGAGAAGTATATTGAACCGCACATTAAGCAGAAGGATTGTGACCTTATGTGGAATGAGTACAATATTAAAAATCGTCATGGATTTGATATTGATACTATTAGACAATTCAATGCTGAGCAAAAAGAAAAAATGATGGCAGAGCCTATTATTTAAATAAAATTATTAAATCTTGGGTATTATAATTGTACCCAAGATTTACTTTCAAGTAAAAATTCAAACTAAAATAAAAATTAAAACATGTCTATCGAGAATGAAGTAGTAAAGCAACACATGGGTAAATTAGGATTAAACTATCAAACTAAATTAGTTTATGAATTATTATTACCTAATAACATTAATGAGAACACGAAAAATATCTTCTTTGAAGAGATTATACGTTATTTAGAACCATCATATTTTGAAACAATGGATATGAGAAGAATTATGGTTTTAATAAAGGATTATTATAAGAAATACAACAATATACCAAATATAGATAATATCTATACGGTAACAGAAACAGAGGTTTCAAATGATATTGAAAAGAAAGAGATTGAAGCTAGATTAGTTAGTATTAGAAATCTTGGTATTAAGTATAAGTCAGGTGAAATTAATGAAGACAGAAAATTTATTAAGGAGCAAGCGTTAACATTTGTTAAGCAGCAAGAGTTTTTAAAAGCGAATAAAGAATCCACTGAAAAATTAGAGAAGGGTATTGTTGATGAATCCACTATTATTGCATTATCTGAAAGGTATAAAGCTATTATTGATATTGGTCAACCACAAAGACATGGTAAAGATATTTTTGAATCGATTGATGAGGTATTATCAGAAGATTCAAGAAGACCAATTGGTACTGGTATAAAGGAAATTGACAATAAGGTTAATGGTGGTATTGATAGAGGTGAGTTTGCATTAATACTTGCATCGCCAGGTATTGGTAAATCAACTATGTTATCTTTAATTGCTGCAAATAATTATATGTTAGGTAAAAATGTATTACATATCATATTAGAGGGTAAAGAAAATGATATTAGAAGGAAAATTTATGCAAAAGTGCTTGGTATTCCTTCTTCACAGTTATCAAAACAAAAGGAAAAGGCAAAAAGTAGGATTGAAGATTTAAAGAAAAGTCCTGTTGTTGGTAAACTTAAAATTGTTAGATTATCTGATGATACTACACCAACAAAATTAAAGAAATTCATTAAAAAAGAAGAAGATAAGCGAGGTAAAATAGATTTAGTTGTACTTGATTATATTGATTGTCTTGAACCTGATGATAGAAATAATGACAAGTGGTTTGGTCAAGAACAAGTTGTCAAGAAGGTAGAATCTTTATGTGAAGAACTTGATATTGCTATGTACGCTGCTATTCAAGCAAAAAAAGAAGCCAATAATGTTAGATTATTAGATATGAATCATTGTGGTGGTTCAGTTGAAAGATTGAAAAAGGCACATATGGTTATTTCACTTGGTAGGGATATTAATCAATTAAATAATAATCAAATTAATATTGTTATTAATAAATGTCGTTTTGCAAGAGCAGGATGGGTTTGGGAAGATATTTTATTTAATAATGATACATTAGATATTAAAATTGATGATTCACATCATGCTAATTTTAATGAAGATTTAGTTATTAAAGAAGATAATAATATTAGAATCGATGATTCTGCATTTAAAAAAATTAATAATGAAGAAAATATTAAATCTTTTGAAAATGATACTAGTATTATTGATAAAATAAATTTAATAGATTAAAATAAATATTATAATTATTATCAAAACCGTTACAATTAACTTTGTAGCGGTTTTTTATTATTTAAAAAAATATCATGATTATTAGCATCAATTATTTTTTTTCTATTATCTATCCATAAAAATTTTGATATTGTATTATCAATATCATCTTTAATAGGTGGCATTTTATTATTAATATTGTTATTTATACTTATAAAAGAATTTTTCTTTAAATTATTATTTACATCATAAAAACTACCAATTGGTCCATTTTCTTTAATATGTTGATTATGTAATTCCTTAATCATATCTTTCATATTATTAATATCGTTTTTCATCACTTCAACATCTGTTTTTATACTTGATATATACAAGAAAACCCCAATTAATATAGTACCTAAATATATGTATTTATCAATTTGTGACCAAGTTATATTATCACTACCAACCTTTTTTTCAACTGACATAAATTATATATTTTAACTTAAATAGCTTTAAAAACAAAATAACCACGTATTTCTAAGTGGTTATTTTTTATAAAATATTATTATAAATTATTAATCAAATGTATAATAACCTACTTGATGCAAAACCAATAGGTCTTCGCTAGTTATTTTATTGTTTTTCTCAGCATTAACAACTTCTTCCTCAGTAATTTTATAAATTTTCAAATCTTCAACGACTTCGTTATTAATATTATTATATTCAAGATTATATTCTCCAAATAGTTCTGGGTTAACAAAATATGGTATAAAAATATCTGTATCATTTTTTATTTGACTTAGAACATTTTCATCACTATGAATTATACCTTTACCATTTTCATCAAAAAACGGTTTAATAATTTGATAACTACTATCTGTAATGTAAATATAATTTACATCATCTTTTTTGTAAACAGAATTTAGTAAATTTATTTTTTCAGTTAATTCTTCATTAATTTTATTAAGAACCGATAAGTTTTTAACGATAAAACTAGGTGATAGAGAATTATTTTGTAATAATTTATTAAAAAACTCTCTTAATTTTGTAATTTGTAATAATGTTAATTTCATATTTTATATATTTATTATAAATAGTATAAATTTTATAAAAATTAATAAAATATTATTAAATTATATTCTACCTTTAATTACATCAAATACTGCTTTAAATATTACAGGTTTACCGATATTATCAAGATAAAATTGATATTGTGTTTTAAATCCTGGTTTAAATGTTGTTGTATATCTAATAGGGTCATAAGAATTACCATCAGCATCTTTTTCCTCAACATAACATGTTGTTAAATCTGTTACAGTGCCACCACTAACATTTACTACTGTAAAATCATCACAAAGAATTCTACTTTCTTTATATACACCTGATGGGTATGATTTAATAAATAAATTAGAGTTATCTGCTAACTGAATTGTTTCAATAATTGGTGTTGTTACTTTTCTTTCCCAAGAAGATATTATCATATCACCAAAAATAGATATGTATTTAATACCATCTTTTTCGTAAAGATAACCGTTACCATTTCCATTTGTATCTATTTTATATACAAAACCATAAGTAGAATCAATTTCTCTACTAATATTAACTTGTGTTCCCATATTTGACATAATCTTTTTTATTTAAATAGTTTAATTAGTATTATTTTAGTATTATTTTTATTTTATTATTAAAACATCATCATCATCATTCCTTGAGTTGAAGTTACAATTGCTACAACTTCTTTAATTTCAGTAACCATAATAATATTAGTTGCAGTACTACCACCTTCACAAGTTTTACTCCCTGCTGTTAAACTTGGTGATACAGCACCCCATGTATAGTTATTTATATTATCATTATATTCCAAAGTTCTATTACTACCTTGTGGTAGTCCAATATATGCGTTTGTACTATTACCACCAATAATAGAACCTAATATCATAGAATTAGCTGATATAGTAATAGATGTTGTTACAGGATTTAATGCAGAACCATTATAAGCTATATTGCCAACACCTGCACAATCTAAAAATGAAGTTATGAATGTTGAAACACCGTTATAATTTGCACCTGCCATCGTAACAATAACATTATTAGCACCTGTTGATGGTGAAGCTAACCCCCATACACTCCAATCTTTTTAATAACCAGTTGGATTTCTTTGAACTAAAGTCATAGAAACACCATTATAAGTAACACTTGTAACTGTTGTAGCAGGACAAGCAACAGTTACAAATAGATAACCGTTTGCACCAGTATTTTGATTATGTGATATTGTATA